ACTACCAGATGAACCTGTACTACCAGATGAACCATCAACACCTGATGTTCCATCTCCACCAGATGCGCCTGATAAATTTATAGCCCAAGTATTGTATGGCCCACCAGAACCTATATAACTCGTAACATCTACTACTAACGCTCCGGTACCCGAATTATAAGAGGTAACAGCACCTTCCATAGTAGTCAAAACATTATGTACAATAATAACACCTTGTGCTATAGAATACGCAAGTCCTTCGTCAACTATTAAACTTTTAGAAGCAACACTAAGAGTTAATGATGTTGCAGAAGTTGTACTATACCTGTCTCCTGATGCTCCTGAACTTCCTGCTGACCCTGAACTACCTGTTGTTCCTGAACTACCTGCTGACCCTGAACTACCTGTTGTTCCTGAACTACCTGCTGACCCTGCGCTACCTGTTGAACCAGAAGAACCTGATGTTAAAACAATAGATTTTAAGAGAATTTTACCATCTACTGTATAAGTTATAGTTCCTGAGGCAGAAGAAGTAGTGCTTGAATCAATATCAAATGTAAAAGTAGTTGAATCTACTACAGTAACATTATTTTTTCTTCCATTATATGCAGAAGGGGTTGCACCACTAATAACAACATCATCTAAACCAGTTGATAATTCATGACTGGCAGATGTTGTCGCAGTTGCAGTTCCACCACTCTGTGACAATGACGTAATTGTTCCACCTATTTCTTGTAAAGAAAGACCATCACTAGATGATACTTTCATTGTCACAACATTTGAAACTGAATTTTGGTTACCACCAGATTCATTAATAGTAAGAGGAGTTGCGGCTTGACCAAATTCTAAATGATTGCCACTTGAAGTTACACGTAAAACTTCTCCTTCATTACCTAGAGATGTACTAATAATCTCTTTTGGTTCCAATATGGAAAATATTGCAGTATTCGATGAATCACGTATTGTAAAATCATTACCAGTAGTTGATGCAAAACCTAATACTGCATTTTGTGTTCCAGACCCAATTAATAAACTTTGTGTACTATCAACACGCAAACTATTTTTAATTATGACATTATTATTTTCATCTACATCAATAATATCAGTATTAAAACCAATTTGTACTTGAGAATTTGTTTGTGTAACAGAAAAAACAGTTGTGGCTACAAGTGAACGAAACTGCATAAATGCAGTTTCTCCATCTTGACGCATTTGATTAAAAATTTGTCCAGTACCTTCTCCTGCACCTAAATTTTGACCAAAAGATTCTTTACCTCCACCTCCACCACCTTGATATTCTCCCCAACCAATTGCATTTACTTTTTGTGCGGTACTGGCAGACTGAGACCCCACAGCCTTAATAGTATCTTTGATTCGTTTAATATCATCTTCAAGAGGAGCAATATTTGCTTCATCGCCTCTTTCCCCTTTTTCCCCTTGAACCCCCTTCTCTCCAGGGTATCCTTGTTCACCTTGAGGACCCATGAGCCCTTGAACGCCCATTTTTCCATCATATCCTGCAGGTCCTCTTTCACCTCTTGAACCTTGAGGGCCTGTTTCACCAAGTTCACCAGGAGGTCCCTTAGGTCCTCTTGTTCCTTTAATCTCAAGAACTTGAATTCTTTCGCCTGTATTAGGGTCAAGAATCTCTTTAAATTCTTCAATTAAATCTCGTTTTGCTCTACGAAATTCTTTTTGGGTATAGGCAAGAGATGCCGCTAGGACTTTTTGAAGTTCTAGTCTTCCGGAAGAACCTAAATTGTCTTTTACATTTTCGTTGTCATTACTCATTTATTATTTTCGTACCGAATTAAATACTTCATTAAGTGTATCTTTTAAATCTTCTTCATCATCTTCAAGAATAGAATTAAAAACATCTGAAACAGTATCTTTCAATTCTTTTTCTTTTTTAGCATTTTCAAATTTTACTTCTAATTTTTTATCAATATCTTCTAATATCATTTTTTTATTATCATTTGGCTGGACTTCATTATACATCGGTGCTCCTCCACTAGCCCCTTCTTCATCTCTATTATATCTAGGATCTTCAAGTTCAGATGATATTGCATCATCAATTTCACGTATCTGGTCATCTGTTTGTCGAAGAATATATTTACGTATAAAATCATGAGAATAATATTTACCAGCATAATCAGACAAATCTCTAAGAAGATTCATTCTATCTTGCATTAGTTCAGCATTTTTCATTTCTGCAAAATGACTATCATTTTCATAAACATAAAATATATCTGTTTTAATCATTTTCCAATCTTCAAGTGAAAGAATACCTTTCAATGTCAATTGTCTTTCTAAACAGTCATTAAATAAACCAGAAAATTGGGTTTGAAGTTTATTCACAAACCGTGTAAATTTTACTTCATCTCTAGATATTTCTGTTGCTCTGCCAATCGTATAATTTGCTTCGGACTCTAATCTTGAAATAGGAACACTTAATGATTTGTATAATTTTTTCTGAAAATACAGTATATCTTCAATATCTCCAAGATTTTGTCCTCCAGGCAAAGTAGTAATTTCTGTTCCTCTTCCACCTTCTCGTCTTGGGAGCCAATAATCCTCAAGCATTGACATATGTTTTCTATCATCTCTAATTTCACCTGTATTTGAATCGTAGACTAATTTGTTACGATACTTTGTCATTAAATCTCTTAAATATTGTTCTGCTTTCAACTTGGGAAGATTGCCAACATCAATATAAAATATTCTTCTCTCAGGGGCCCTGGCAATCCTATAGATAACCATAGCATCTTCTAACATTCTTAATTGATTTAAAGGTTTGATTGCTTTATGAAGATATGACAGAATCATACTACGAGAACTGTTTAACAAACCAGAATGATTATATATTATAGCATCTGGTGCTATACGGATTCCTGCTGCGGCCTGTCCAAAAGAAGTTTGATATGATGCTCCGCCTTGCCCTCTATATAACCCTTTTTCATTGTAAACAAAAAATTCTCTTGTTTCAGATTGTTGACTAGGATAAGGAATAGTTGCAGTGTTTCCTTCCTTTTTCTTTGATTCTCTAACCTTTTTTATTTTTCTTGGGTCTAAAACTCTTAATTCCTGTATACCTCTCTTAGGTTGCTTTTCATCAATCACCACATGATAATAACATCTTCCATCAATATACCATCGTTTGAAGATATCAACACCTTTTTTATTGAAATCCAAAAGTCGAATTATTTCAGAAAATTCTGTTCGAATTTTTTCTTTTATATTATCAGATATGTTTACGTTATCAATGTTAATTCTTGCTGGAGGGACTTCATGTGATGTGACTATAGCTTCATTTACAATATCATCAATGGCAGCTTCACATTCTGCCTGTAATGCCATATCACGGTATCTATTTACCAGTTCAAATTCTGTTTTAATTGTAGCGTCAGTATCTACATATGTTCCGTAAACACCACCAGAACTTACTGGTAAAGCTCCATCCTCATATTCAGGTTTAGCAAAGGATTGTAAGGATTTTTTTGGTTGGTTAGTTCTACCTATAGTAAAACCAAATAATTCAACGGGCATAATAAGGTCCTGAATGTGGGTGTAATAAAAAACAATTATAGTTCGTTATATTTATTCACCCACAGAATCAGAAAAATAATACAATTAATTGACAGTCAAGGCAACGCCAGGTGGTGCAGTTGCTGCCACCCCAGACCCAGTAGAATCAGCAGTCCAATAATCATAAGCAAATGTACATGTAAATTCTTCTATTGAATCATTATCACCCCAATCAAGAGTAATTTCACTTAGGTCTATTGGAAATAAATTCTTAAATGTATATGTTCTCAAAGCAGCATCAGCCCCTGTTTTTGACAATTGTGCTACAGATGCTGTAACCGCATACGAAGACTTTATTCTCTTATTTGTCTCATGTGCATTTATATTACTCATCCATGCTTCAAGTCTTCCTCTCAACGAAAAATGTTCATCATTTATAACAGTTACTGTCCAATCAGCAAATGTACGATTGCCTGCAAATTTAACTTCTCGTCCGAAGTAAGGAACTACAACAGTTCCTAATGTTGACCCAGGAAGTGAGGAAGTTCTAATCACAAAACTATCTGCGACATCACTTTGTGTGAAGGCGGAACCGCTTCCTCCTCCCGTTAACGATACTTTAAATAAATTGGGTCTTGCTCCATCGTGATGCATGTGCGTTTTAAAATCGGTTATATTAAATGCCATTAAATCCCCTTATTGTACTACTTCAGAAAATTGTACACCAGATGCAACTGCAACAAAATTGAGACTGATGAAATTGATTGCCCTATTAGGTTTCACATATATGTCACCTCTAAATTCATTCCTATCAACAACTACTGGAGGATTGTTAGTACCATCACATATTATTGAATAATCCACAATACCTCGTTGAGCCTGTACATCTCTTAAAAATGGGTCTATTATTGCAATAAATTGGGCTCTAGTAAATTCATCATTAAATTCAAACAATGAAAATTGAGCGGCATTTGCAATCGCCTTTTCAAGTATAATAAACAATCGTCTTACATTAATTCTATCAAATGCAGACGGTTTTGCCAAAAGTGTTTTATCTCCAAACAAAATTGTTCCTTGACCAGGAAACGATACTACATTATTAATACCTTTTACATAAAGGTCATCCCTATTGCTGCGTGTAGGGTTGAACGCAAGTTTTGTAACACCTTTAACATTACCTCTACTAAATCCCGCAGGAGAAATATAAGGATTTCCTGTATCAGCTTGGGCACATACACCTGCAATATCTCCATTTAATGGCACATATCTAAATATACCATTAAATCTGTCTAACATATATTTATAGTTACCATCCATAACTGCATAACTTGAACTTGGGAGTTGATTTCTTCTATCAACTATTGCAGTTACTTCATTTCCATCGTTATTAACTACATCTGAAGTAAGAGGTGAAATAAATGCTACACAGTCTTTTCTATTTTCCGCAACTTCTTGAATAAGATACTTTGAGAGTGTATCAGAAGCCTCGCCAGAAAGAATAAACGAAATATCTGTAGTATTTGGGTCAGTAAATTTTTTCCAACCATTGATTCTATCAGCATCAGATATAGCGGAACCATCATTACCTCCAGAAAAACTTTCAGTAACAATGCCATTTGCATAACCAGTATCCGAAAAAGAACCTCTAAAAGAATTATTAGAAGCACTATCACCAGTAGTCAGTGTTCCTCCCCATTCATGATTAATGGTGTTGACGGCTCCGCCAGTTCCAGTTCTAGTCTCTACATCTCCTACACCAGTATGGTCTCCCCATCTAATATATTCAGAATGGTTATTGATATAATCTTTATAATAATTACTTTCACCAATAGAAGAAGTTGCCCCATTAGCAACTGATACTGCAGGATAGATTTCCAATACAGATGGTGAGACAACTCTAGTCGCTCCTCTAACATCTTTAGTTCCTGTCCAATCCCCATTTTCATCAACAAGCACAATATGAATTTCGTCATTTACATCTTTATTTCCAGTAGTTTTATATGCAAAATCGCTGGTTAAAGGTTCCTTTGAAAAATCAGAATTAAATTCCCATTCTCTTGTATATGGTTTTGCAGTGAAGTCCAAAGTATATGGTTGGTCAACTGTAAGAGAGATATCACTCGATATAGCAGTGACTCTTCTTCTCTGGTCACCTGTTTCATCATCTACAGTTATAATATCACCAACATAAATTTGTTTTGTAAAATGAGTATTCGTTCCTGTAAGTGTTGTTGGAGAAGCCTCCAAATATGCCACTGTACCCATCATATTCTCGTATGGCTCTGCAAATGCCGACCTTTTTTTACGTACTACCGTGATGTCGGTGGCCGCCTCGGCAAGTAAGCTAGTACCATCTTCAAGAGTTGCAGTAAATTGTGAACTATTTGCTACCGCAGTAACAATAGCCACATTAGAACCATCACCAGCTGGATTTACTACAATATCACCTATTTCTAATTCTTGTTCTGCATTACCATCATCTAACACCTTGGAATTACAAACACCAGAGGCCGCAGTAACAAATAGTCCAGTCAACTCAACATCTGTATTTGCTGCCAAGGAAACAACACCATCGTCAACTTGCGTATTTGCTCTAGTAGGCAAACAAATAGATGTTTTAAATGTATTTCCTAAATCACCAGCATGTTTTGCAATCCAAGTCCTACCTGCAGTACCCTCACCAGACAATGCGGCAGTATTTTGATATTCTTGTTCATTTTGAACCAATACTACAGCCCCATTCGATACTGCATTTTTTGCACTAGATGTATTTGCAGTTCGTACAATTCTTAATGTATTCGCATACATTAAAAAATTTGCTCCTGTAAACCAATCTTGAAAATTATCTCCAGTTGGTTTACCAAATCGTTCTACCATGTCATCTTCAGAAGAAACAGTAACCACTTCGTGTAATGGACCCCATTTGAAAATTGAACACAATGCACCTTGAGAAAGTGAAGGAATAGGTACCCTAGTAGTCAAATCTACTTCTGCTGTTGATACGCCTGGGCTTACTTGAAATGCCATGTTTTTCTCCTAATAAATTAAAAGTATAATACTCTTGCTCTTTTATTTATTTTTTCGGGTATTTACAAAATAATTTTATTTAGTCTAATATAAATATAATCATGAATAAAGCAGTTGAAAGGTTCGAAAAAAAAATCTTAAAAACAGATTATTGTTGGTTTTGGATTGCAAGTAAAACAAAACAGGGGTATGGTATGTTTTCTTATAGTGGAAAATCTATTCCTGCTCACAGATTTGCATACCAAGCATATAAAGGACATATAGGTGATAAAATAGTTCATCAACAATGCAATAATACTTATTGCGTAAATCCTGAACATCTATATCTCACTACAAAAAGCGAAACCAGAGGTAAATTTTATATACTTAGAATTAATGAAGAAATGGTTTTTAAGGAATCAATAAGGTATCTTGAAAAATTATCAAAATTAAGACCAGACCTTGTAACAGATATCACCAATCTAATTGATGAAATTAAAATGCCTAAAAAAATTCATAGAATAAATAAAGATATTTTAAATTAATGGTCAAAATATGGTAAATTATGAACAACAAAATCTTTATTAATTATCCATTGCTCATTTCCCATTTTCATATATTCATCTTCATCATTAAAGCCATCCTGTATAAATCCAAAAGGAATAACACTTTCTTCCATCTCTGCAAGTTGTTCAGCATGTAATTTTTCTCGCAAATCCATATCAGTAATTTCTTTATAATATCTCTGCTCTATCATCCAGCCAAATAATACTAAAGTCATTACAAGGTCATCGTGACACCCCTCTTCTGCTTGATACGTTTGCCCGTGTGCGACAAAAGTAGTAAGTTCACTAATAGTGTCTAAATCATATATAATAAGTTTATCACTTTCTATCAAATCTTTAAGATTTGAACACCCTTTTCTTTTTACTTCTTTTGTCGTCCTAACACCAATTTGAGTTCCTCCTCCAAACCCTCCTCCTAGTTGTTGTCCTGCTCGTCCATTAATAGTTGCATGAAATATATTTTCATATTCTAAATCATAATGGAGGATATCTGCAACTTGCCCACCAATATCATTAGTTTCCACAAGAACATATGCGGTATTAAAATGTTTTGATATATTCTCTACAACACCTGGAAGCACCATAGGAGATATATTGGGGTCTCGATATTTGGCGACTTGTATATGAGGATATGTCGTAACATCTATAACAGATATCGCAGAATAATCTAATCCTCGACCTCTTGCAACATCAACTATACTAACATAGGAATGAGTTGGTTGAACATCTTCATATATTTCAAGAGTATCTTTTTTAATAAAAGGCGGTTTATAACTAAGTTGTCTAAGTTTTACTGCGGAGATTAAAGTATGTTGTGAACCAATAAATTCACATTCATATTCTTGAGCAAATTGAACATCACTTGTATTTCTTACAGTTTCATCTTTCCATTTTTGGTCCCTCCCTGGAACCTGTGACCAATGAGTTTCTATAGGAATATAATTATTTCTTCCTTCTTCTGCATCATTCCACATCTTATAAAACATATTCAACCCCTTTGGAGTTGATACTATGAATACTTTAGTAGTCTTACCAGAGGAAATTGTAGGATATACAGAAGTAAAAAACTGGTCTGCAAGAGATGGAGGGTCAATATGTGCAAATTCATCAAGAAAAATAATATTAAAAGAACTACCACGAACCGCAGAAGATGATGTAGAAGATGCTATAATTTTACTACCATTTTCAAGTTGAATACTTCCTTTATTCCATACAAGCACACCTTGTTGCAACCATTTAGGAAGATGTTCATATGCAGTTTGAAGTCTTTGAAGAATATCTCTGGCAGTAGACCCTTTATTTGCAAGAATTGCAATATTGATAGTTTCATTAAAAATTGCATAATGAAGAAGATAACTAATAATCGTAGTTGTCTTGCCTGTCTGTCTAGGCATTTTACAAATGACAAAACGATTATTATGAAATTTATCAATCATATCCATTTGATAATCATACATATCAAAATTAACTAGACCGTGGTCAACATGAACAATTTTTACATAATTATTACAAAAATGTATTGGATCGTCTTTACATTTTAAATATTCTGATATAGAATGTTCATCATATTCCACCTGAACATTTGCAGCCTTTAATAAAGGATTACCTAAATATGTTTCTCCTGCCATTATGGTTGCACTCCTAATTTGTCTGCGCTTCTTGTGAAACCATTTTTTGTTCTCAATTTAACTTTCTTCAATGCAAAATCCGAACTTACTAAAACTTTAAACTCTGGAACTCCAAGAGTATTTGTATCATATCTCACATATATTACTTGTCCGAGAATTGCATCTTTAAAAATATTTGTAAAATCTAATTTAACTCTAGATACTTCAACTATATCTTTTTCTATTTGATATGATAATTTTAAAGGTGATAGGTCTCGTTCTGACTTTAATCCTGCATGTAGGTTTATATACCCTGCAAATAGTCCATAATCAAAATCTCTTTTAGTAAGAGTCTTTGCTCCATCAAAACTTAATCCTTCAAATTCTTCATATTTTTGTATATTTAAATATGCTCCTGCACTTGCTGGACCTGAAACAGTTGTACCTTCTGCAATATGTTCTAAAATTTTATATTGTTTTGTTTTTTTATATTTGTTTAATATTTTAATATCTTTTTTGAGCAACATTAAAATATCAGATGCCTTTACCGTATTTGTTGTTGTTCCTGATTTTGCAGATATAGTATAAATTTTCCCGTCTTGTTTGAGTCCATAGTCCATTAAAGGTTCATTAGGCCGAGCCGGTACAAATATTTTACATTTTTGTTTACTAAGAGATATACCTTTTGATTTGAGCAAATTACTTGTAATTATTGCAATAGGACCAATGACTTCTCCAAAATCTTTATTAATTTCTGCCATAGGCAAAGCACCACGTTCAAATGATTTTTTCAATTCAGGAACGGATTTATTTTTTCCTGACAAATAATCAACAAGTCCTGTTAAATACAATTTTAAATTTGGTTGTAAATCTTTACGGTCTTCTATATTATCTTTAACAACTTTAATATAATCAGATAATTTATAATCTAGTTCTTTAACACCAAATGCTTGGGGTTTGAGGTCAATTTTCCCTATACTTCCAGGTTTTGTGATAAAATCAAAATTAATTCGATATAAATTTTTTGTAGATAACTCCTGAACCAAAGCAGGAGATTCGAATGTCCCTGGATTCTTATAAAGAATTTTTGTACCTTTTAATAATTTAGATGAGAGTCTTGACCGGCCTGTTTCTGCATCATAGGTGTTAGCATCTTTTTTAATGACAGTTTCTATATCACCTAGTCCTCTAAAATGCTTGCTCCATGATTCTATTCCACTAGTCGCCATTTTTCTTCCCCTTTAAAAGTTTTTGCAAATCGGATGTGCTTCCAACAAACAAAGCATTTGTAACTTTTTCAGGAACATTTTTAACTTCTTTCGTAATATCTTTGACTTGTTGATGAAGGTTCAAAAGATTATTATTTTGTTCTCCAATAACCTTAATAAGTTGTCCTACAACCTCATACATTCTTGCATTACCATTCTCTTTTGCTTCCATCAATAATTCATCAAGTGCATCATGCCCACGTTCAATCACATTATAATAATTTTCCCTTGCATATTGATAATCTGTATCAAGTTCATTATCAACTACAGGAGGTTTAACTTTTTCAGGCCGTTCTCGTTCTATTACTGCGGTTTCTGCTACATTTAAAATTTCATTTAATTTATCAAAAGACGAATGATTATAATCTTGTGCATCATCTATAATTTTCATGAATCAATTCCGGTTTCAGGGTCATAATTAATTGCAGGATTAAAAATTGTAATTATAGTATTAGCATCAAAATTACCTGAAGCATCAACTGTTGCGCCTATTCCACCTACAGGAGTAACAGTAACTCTGCTAATTGTATCTCCTTGTGCATTACCAGTTTCAAGTATAAAATCACCTCCATTTGTAGTAGTATCCGTTGTTCCATCTTCTAATTTAATATAATCAGATGTCCAAATTGTACTAGATTCTAATCTCATTCTATCAAGTTCTGAAATATCATCATCTTCTTCATGAAAATCAACAACCACCCTTTTAATAATTTTCCCACCTGTTTTAATGTCTGGATATAAAAATCCTTTCACAAAAAAATCAAGTGTCCAAATCATGGTTCTGCGTGTAGTTAAATCACCATCATATGAATCTTCTAAACTAGTAGAACTAAAAGAAATAGGAACATCTAATGTCACACCCATTGATGGAATTACATTAATTGTCACATTAAATTCCGGAGTAAAAAAAGGAAGAATTTGTTCTAATATTTGAGTACCATCTTCAGCATTATCCACTAAAACAAATAATTGAAAATCCATATTATAAGGAACAGGATTAAACATTTTTTGCAGTGTATCTACACCTTGTGTAGTGGTTGCCCTATTCAAAATTTTTCCCACAGAATTCAATTTACGTATAGGGTCATATGTAATCGAAGTCATTTCAAATCCCATACGTGGTAATTGTATAGCTACTTGTTTTGTAAGATTAGGGTCTTGTCTAATTCTCTGAAGAAATTTCTGTTTTGGACCATATGCAATAGGTACTTTTTGTCTTGAGATGACATTTCCGGAAGAATTTCTTTTCTCAATATTTAAGTCATTAAATAACGTTCCAAATAATACTACATATTTACGAATTGTCTGATGATAAAAAGTTTGTCCTAGCATAGTAAATATATTTATAAATAATAGTATGGCGTTATCGATTAAAAAACAAGGAATTAATTTTAATATAGACCAAGGTTGTTCCTTTTCTAAAACTTTTACTGCAAAAAATGCTAATAATGCAAATGTGACCGTGACTGTAGGGTCGATGTCTGCAAAAATGACAAAATCTTATGATACGGCAAATACTTCATTAAAACTATCCTTCACTACTTCTACTGAAGGTTCTAATGTATCTATTACCGCAACTGCAACTCAAACAGGCACTCTAGCCGCAGGTAGATACTATTATGATGTTGAGTGGACTCATGATACAACCGAGATAGAAAGAATTGTTGAAGGTATTATTACTTTGTCACCACAAGCAACTTCTTAAATATTACCTTCACTAAAAGGATTTGATTCAGAAAAATCTATAATAGAATCTGCTTCTGTTTCAAAAGTGACATTATTTGCAGTTATATCATTTATGAATACTTGATTATCAGGTGTTGTAGTAAGTGAATAATATGCACCACTTGTTTGTCCTACAATATTTGATGTTGCACCAAATGTTCCAACAATATCTGTGATTTTCAATTCTTTATCTGTTTGATTCCAAGAAATAACTCTGGCAGTTGTATTAGCACTCGCATAAGTATCACCAACATATACATTTTCATTATCAGTATAATTTCCTGTTCCAGTCCCCAAAGATAAATTAATTGCATATGCAAGCGTGTCTTCAATCTCATCAATATCCGCAACACCAGTATCAATTTTTTGATCGTCATATTGAAAGAGTTCGCAAGTTAAATCAAATATAGGTAATTTACCAAACTGATAAAACATCGACTCATGTTCTACAAAACGAATCTCATATAATTTTTTATTCAACGGTAAAAATATAACATCACCTTCTAACGGTCTATCCTGTTCCGTAATATCAAGATTATCAAATCTTCTTCTTGCTACAGAAAATACTACTTGGTCTCTTATTTCGAGACCAAATCTTGAAATAAAATCACCTTCTCCTTCAAAACCATCTACGGTTTTGATGTACATTTCTATAAGATGTGCTTGATTAAATTCAGAGATAGTGTCCTCTCCATAGAGGACATCTTCATTTATATATTGTTTAGGAAGATAATATACATCAATACCATAGTTTTTAATTGATTCTATGATTAAATCTTGATGTAAATCCTGTTCTGGCGCACTATCGAAATGATTAAAATATACATTTGTCGTCATTAGAACGGTCCTGCTCCAATTACGAAATCAACTGGAAGTTCGTTTTTAACTTGCATTTCTGCTTCTATGGCAGTTAATTCAGTAACAGCATCATCAAACATTTGTCTGCCATTTAAATTAACACCACCAGGAAGTTGCACTCCATCATATTTAATTAAATTCGCACCCCATTGTCTTTTAAATAAAGCAGTAACATATTTTTTTACAAAAATATCATTGTATACATCTGTAAATGAATCAGGGTCTATTATTGCATATACCTCAGCTACAACAAATTGATCAATTTTAAGGTCATCATTGGCCCAATCTAAATCTAAATATAATCTATTTTGATGTTTATTATACCGAATAGGTTTTTTACCTACAAAAATATCATTCAATAATTGTAAATGAGATTGAGTCATTTGATAGTGTGCAATCGCCCCCCTTGTCAAATAAGGCATCTCATTCAAAGAAAATTGATATCTAAAATTAAACATACTAGATGATGTGCCTGAAGTTTCATTTATATCAAAAATATTCACAATACCAATTATTGAATCATTAATAGGAATATAATGGTTATCTACATCTCCAAAAGTTACTGTGCCTGCAGTTGCAGTTGCAGAAGAAGAATCTCCAGTTACAGTTTCACTATTTGTAAATGTTGATGATGAACTATTATTTTGAATACCATTTATATCTTTATGGTCCTTAAACGTTATAACCGTTGTATTAGCCGAATGTACTGTAGCAGATGCGTTTGAAGAGCCTCCAGTTATAATTTCACCGGCTTTAAATGTTCCTACGGGATTTGTTATAGTTAATGTTGACCCTGTAATTTTATGCCGAACATACGTTTTTTCAACCCCATCAAAATGATATTCTTGAAAATATTGTAAACCTTCATCAATACGGTCCTCTAATTGGTCATCGTCTACATTAATTTCAACTACTGGTTTGCCCAACATTCGTAGACAATACTGCTTTAAATTTTCTCTAGAATTAGGTGTTGCCATATTTTTAATCTCTAGGTCATGTTAAGGTCTACACCATTAAGAAGGGTTCCGGAAGTATCATATACTGCTAATCTACAATTCACCCCGTCCGCTTCCACAGATGAACTTGTTATCTCTAGGTCCCCATCTATTTTTGCGTTACCGATGGCCCTTAGTGTACCATTCACATCTAATTTATAACTAGGCGCATTATCATTGATGCCTACATCACCTCCTGCAGTAACAGTCATCATGCTTGTAGAACTATTTGCAACTTCTAATGTTTTTTGTGTAGCTGTTGTGGAATCACTTCTAATGAATACAGTATTAGCGGCAGCGGCTGGGTCACCATCATCTATAACTTCAAATAAATTCACTGAATGGGCTGTTGCGGTTGAAACACTTAAACCAGTTTTATTAATTTTATTTTGTATAAATGCTCCACCAATCATACCATCAGTTTCAACATATAATGCAGTACCACCTGTAGCATCTTCATGATCTTGTTTTATATGTACAATCTTTCTGGCTCCAACGCCATCAGAATTGTCGTAAACTCCTATACCAGACCCAGTTGTTAATGTAGTAGTATCAATTTGAAACACATTCACTGTGGTTTGACTAGCAGATACATTAAACGCCATTTGGTCAGCATCATTCGAATCTATAAACAAACCTGTGGTAGCATCCGTAGAACCTACATTAATATGTAATTTGCCTGCTGTAGCTTCAACTGTATCACCACTAACAATGTGCATATATCCACCATTTTCGCTTCCAAATATGGCTGTATTTGAACCATCTGTAACTACATGCATACTATCAGTTACATGATTATAAATTAAAGAACCCACATCAGGGTTACCAACAGTGCCAAACATAATATGTGCATTAGACTCTGTATCAGATAAAAATGTCATTCCTACATCATCGAGATTTTCTAATACTAATTCATCAGCAACATCTTCAGCATCAGTAGTAGTAGTACCTCCTGCCGCAAAATCTGACCTTATATGCAATCTTCCTTTAGAAGAAGTTGGTCTTTTTTCACTTTCAATAGCCCCAGATACTTCAGGATATTTTCCGATACCAACATTTGCCGAAGATGTAGACCCATCCGAATAAATTGTTGCTCCAGCATCAACTGCAAGTGCAACACTATTTGTTGATACTAAAAATCCAGCACCATTAACTACAACATTTGATGCCTCGATAAGACCTGCTCTAGCAGTATATGCTGTTATTACTGGACCTGTAATGGTTGCTCCAGTAAAATCCTGAGTGCCGTCTTCTATTGTTAAACTTCCTACAGGCGAATCAATTAAAATTCTAGGATTAGTAAATTCAACATCACCTCCAGTCACAGCAGATGATACGAGTTTTGCAACTGAACCTAAATCTTTAATTGTTGCACCTTCTAAATCTATATCTGCTGCACCACTTATAAACTTCTGACCATTAAGATTGATTTTACTATTATAAATAAAAGTATTTGAAATTGAAGTATGTGCATACTGAGGTTCAGAAACATCAATACCTCCAGTAGCTCCTCCTAACACATGTACTTGATGAACATTACCACCAGAAGATACATTTGCAGAAGTAAAATTGACATTACCACCAGTAAATGTTAAACGAACTCCTGTGACCAATTTTCCTGTAACTGAGTTCGATGTAATAGTATTAATTGACAAACCACCAGTTGAACTTGCATATAATAACTTAGAATAAGGATTATCCCATGTAGCATCATTTGCAACTGTAATAATATCATTAGTTCTTTGTCTCCATTCATCAAAGGTATTTGTCAATTCTACCGAACTTATTTCAATGTTGGCCATCTATTCCTTATTTTTCAAAATGTTTAAAATAATACCCATGTTTGACTTTAAATCTTGAATATCATTTTTCAATTTATTTATTTCTGAACTTTCATGCAATCTTTTACGGTGCTGTTCTAATATTATTTTATCAAAAGCTAGAATAGCATTACTATTCATGTCTCTTACATAATTAGAATTATCAGTTTTCGCAATCATTATGGATTACCTTCACTATCTAAAGCAATGACTTTCAAATCTTTTACAATTGGAATACCAATAAAAGTCGTTTGTGCGTCTGTATCCCTAGTAAATACAACTTTAATCGAAAAGGTTCTAAATGTTGAATATGTTCCTGCTCCAGGAACAGTATATGATATTCTTTCATCTTTAGTTCTATAAATAAATTCCTTTATATCTTTTTCATTTAATGAAAATAGCCCCGTAGATGTATCTTGCTCCATAAGAATATAAGGCTTATCATCAAAATTATCTGAATCATCATTAGATAAAACTTTATAATATACATAAATGTTTGAACCTCTTGGTTTATATCCTCTAAGATAAATCTTCAAATCTCTAGCATCAAATCCCTCTTCTAAAGTAACTCTGCGTGTAATATATTTCGCAGAAATATTACCTCCTCTAGAATGTTCTGAATTTGCCGAAAGCATATTTGTACCATTAGCCCCTTCACCTATAATTTTAACTACAGGCGCAGTAGCGTTTGTAATTGAACCAAGAATAATTGTAGGTTTTGTCAAATATCCACTACCAGCATTTACAACTACCACATCATTTAAAGTTCCATCGGCAGCCACATTTGCGGCTATAGTTGCAGTATTAGAACCAACATCAGGAGCAGATACCGTAAATACGCTTACATTACCATTATTAGCATTAGGACTCGTATATGTTCCAGAATCTCCGCCTATCTCAGATTGTAATAATCCTGTACCAACATCTGTAACCAAAATACTTGTATTATTTAATCCTGCATTATTCAATGTATTTTGTATAGTAATTACACCTGTTCTAGTGTCATCAATTACTGGACTAATAATATTATTTGCAGAAGTGAAATATACATTCATCTGAAATGTATTTTGATATTGCATATTCGTTGAATCTGTTATTTTTGTAATTTGTTGGGAAGATGTTAAATCTATATTTTTATTTACTATAAAATTTGTAGCGGTAGTAGATTTTGCAGAACCGCCAACATTAGTAGATTGATATTTAAATAGATTAATAGTATTTGCAAATTCTATAACATCTGTTACAACCTTCATAGAATCCATTACATTATTTGATGCAGCATTTGATAATGAAGTATGAAAATTATCAAATCTTGCATAACCAGTTTCACTTGAAAAACTACAACGATTAATTATAAACATCAACCCTTCTATATCAGTGCCCTCAACTTTACCTGCATTTGTAGGTTTAAATAACTTTCCAACATAAGGTTGTTTTGTAATTTTCCTGTCTGTTCCAGTATGTTTTGCGCCCATATCAAAACTATATAAACTATATTCGGAATTATTTGTTTGAAGTGTAAACGCATATTCTCCTGGATTTAAAAATACTGGAAAATCAAATTTGAAAATAGTTTTAGACCCTTGGTCCGTTCCACTCTTATTTGCAGAATATGAATTTCCTAAAGTAGCGGCAGGAAACCCTCCTAAAGTATTTGCAATAGGAGTAGAAGTATTTGCGGTTACTCGACCAGGAGTAAGAGTTACTTCAGAACCAGGAATTACAGTTGAAGGACTTGGGGCTCCATCAACTATAGGTCTTAATTGTAACATAACAGGATTTTTTGACCCTGAAGATGACTCTTTAGTCCTAAAAAATAATTCAATATTATCTAGAAATATTCCTGAAGGATAATTATCTTCTGATATAATAAATGATTGTGCTAAAGGAGACAAATATTTTGGAGAGTCATTTCTTCTAGGTTGGACATAACTTTTTACGATTACATCTTGAGTTGCATCATCCCTCTTTTTAATTAAAGGTCTAACTGAAATTATTCCATCTTCCCTATTAGAATCCAACACGCCTTTACTGTGGAACATTCTTTCGGCCACTGATGTTGTAGTTGCCAAAATATTATCAGAATCATCGGAAACTCTAAACAATTGTTCACCAGTGTTAAATGTTCCTCCTGAAATATTAAATTGTCCAGCAGTAACACCTTCATTATTTACTAATATTTGACCATCCGTAAGATTATAATTAGTAACTGCACTTATAGTCCCATTTGCTTTTGTATCTACTCCTTCAATAACAGCTCCTACAGTAAATGCTCCTTCTGTAGAATGGTCTACAATCATTATTGTACAATTATTAACTGTAGTTCTATCACTCATGTATATAATTTTTGCAGTATTACCTGAATTTCCTGTAGAACCTTGTATTTCTATCGTTTCATAATTTGAACTTGAAGTTCTAAAAACATTTGATGTGCTTACATTACTCAATCCTAATACTGTAGCTTGTTTCACTTTATCTGTTACAAGAGCATCACCAAAAAACGCATAAACATTTTTGTTAGGTTTTAAACTTCTTGCAACAAATGTAACTGTTTGCTCTCGTATTTTAGGAATAACAGAAATATTAACAACTTTATTTCCTATTGTTTTTAATATTTTTTCAGGAACCTTAGCATTTCTAAGACCAGTTAATGTTTTTGTTTGGCTTGTAGTTTTTGCTTTTCTATCATTAGTCGCAACATCTCCAACATCTCTAATACCATCTTTTATATCGTTATTTATTTGAACACCAGACCAAATTTCTTCCCAATCATTCCAATGAGTTCCATGTCCATTTGCAGTTTGAACATTTACCCAATTATCATATTGTCCTTCTAAATTTACAACTACATTTATTTTTGCACTCGTATCGTACCAATTATCCGTTGGAGGATCCAAATCCATATTACCAATGAAACTTTTAATGGAAAAAGGATTAATCTTTAATATTTTTTGTAAATTTTTACCATCTAAATTCCCTGTCTGAGGTTGTACTAATAATGAACTTGTAGTAAACGGTAGGGTAATAACACCACTGTTATTTACTAATGTACTATGATGTGTATTAGAATTATATTGCAACTTGACCAAATCGGTTTTAAATGAAGGTCTTAATTCCTTATTATCTAAATCAATTGCCGCAGTATAATCAACATTAAAAACATCTCCTATATTATGCCCAGAAAATGGGTCAACTAAAATGCCATTTTTAAATCTATCGTTAGAATTACTATCTGTAATTGTCAAAGAATCTGCTTCTTTTTCTAAAAGACTTAAAGAAACATAATATTCTAACGTTTCTATTCTTCTTTCCAAACTACCAATATCTCTCATCGTAAAACGTTTATTATCAATATAACGTGTTTTAATATCTGAAGGATTAAACGTATATGCGGGAACTTCAGCAGTATATAATGTCACAGAATCATCATCGTCAGGAGGAAGTACAGGAGTAACATCTGAAACTCCCTGAATCACTTTAAAGTTTCTATCTCTCGTAAGAACAATTTTGTCTTTTCTTGAAATATAATGGGCATAATCAGTATCAAACGTATAATCATAATCAGGTAATACTTTACTAGAAAATACATTTGTAGTTGTAATAATATCATTATCATAAGAATACGTATCTTCTGCTTCCGTCTCAATTCCTATTCTTTTTGGTCTAAAATCTATGACATCTCTCAATTGAAATTTATTACCTGATACAGGAGAAGTAAATGCGGGTATTTCTCCGTATGGAGTATTACCTGTACCGCTCCAAATATAGGAATCTACGGTCATAGGACCACTGCCTGCATGAGTATAATAATCTACTATAGCGACCACTTGTCCAGTAGGTTTAGTATCTCCAGGCTTTAACGTTATTTTTCCGTAATCGTAATAATTATCTTTTTGACCGGTATCAAATTCAAATCTAGATGTAATATTATGTTGATTTGCAGTATTTGCTATAGCGGCAGTTATATGTGATGATTTTACATTTTGAGATGCACTCATTGAATCTACAACTGCAACTATTTTTTTAATATCAGAAATTTTTAAAGAATTATTTGCACCTGGTTCAACATTCATACTCGTACCAAATGATATTTGTCCAGAAGTAGATTGTAACGTATTTGAAGAATCATAATCTACATTAGCAACTGTAGTATTACCATATACTAAAGTTTTCTTAGCAATCTGAGAACTTGCGCCTGTTACAGTAGCATTATCCCTCTGCATTGTAGCAATTAGTCTTACATCCGCACCATCAAATGATTTTGCATCTGGATGAGATGAATCAGCCTCTATTTTTAAAGTATCCCCATTATCCTCTATCGCAATAGATCTCGTAATATTGCCACCAGTATCTCCTGGACCAACTACACCTGTACCAGAAGTATTTGAAAATTCTATTACATGTCCAGTGTGGAGGAGGCTAGTAGCAAATACAATATAATTTGCATCAATTTCAGAAGCACTTAAAGTTTTAGTTGCGCCTGGATAAAATGATTCTCCTGTTGGAGCAGATATGGAAGTAGTCGAAGTGCCGCCAAGAGTTGCCTCAAACATTCTTTTAAATTTATATGATGTTGTACTTGTACCTGTAGGATTTAGATTGGCAACCGTCTGATTTTGTAATGGGAAAATTAAAGTTCGTTCATCATCATTTGCTTTATAAAAAATAGTATTACCAGTATCTACTCCTCCAGTTTTCCCCATTGGGTCAACATTAAAGGCATCAGTAATAGTTGTAGAACTAATTTTTACACCTGAACGTATATCTTTAGTGCCAAATGATATTGCATATGTACTTGTGGATAACGTAGGTTGAGACAATGAACTTTCCAATACCGCAGTATAAGGTGAAGATTCTGCGGCGCCAGTGGCATCACGGTCTACAAAATCGGGCGCGGATGTGCTTGAACCTGACCATGATAATATTCTTCTTGTATCAGAAGTAGTAACACCCATAAAAGAAGTATTAACAGTTACAGAACATCCATATAAACAATTAATTGTAGGAAAAGAAGTTCCATCATTTTCTAATTGCACCGCAGAAACATTAGCAGTTGCAGTACCAACTGTTCCTGTAACAGTTCTAAATCTCATATCAAATAAGTGTGCATCATATACACCTGCAAATATATTATGATGAGTATTAGAATCAGTTGAACCATATTTTGTCGTAATTGAACTATCTCTTCCTTGCTTCCAATCCAACTGTCTAATACGTGCAGTACCAATTTTTGTATTTGCAATGTGTCCTGCTGATTGCGTATCAATTCCTATAAATTCTACATTTCCTGTTACTTGTGCAATAGCAGTACCACCATATGTTTCATTCGTGGAAGGCCACTTAACCATATGTAAATCTATTAAATCAAACCCTCCTGTTTCATCATCTTTAATACTAGCCTCAAAGCCCGTTTTCATATTCAAATCAGTTACTGTAATATATGGACCAAAATCGGTTCCCTGGCTCTCATTTACCACAGTCCTAGTATCTCGTGCTTTATTAATATCAATAAATGTAGTAGTTACTGTTTCATATTCATAACCTTTAACATATGCTTTACCTGGGCTCAAGGAGGCCGTTACTTTTGAATCGACACCAATCTTTTGATTATTTGAACCATCTCCTAACGTAGTACCAGATGTTAATGTTAGGGTGGTATTATCTGTAATTGTATCAATAGTTGCAGTCTTATTTGTATTTCCAGATAAGAAAATTACATCATCAGCATTTAATTGAGATACAAATCCTGTTCCTGACCCTGTAAAATTTGTACATGCATTTGCTGAATCTCTAGAAGTTGCTACACCAGAAATTTTATGTGTTTCAAAAGCAACTGAAAAAGGTTTTACTGTAAAATCTCCAGATTGGTCAAAAGTTCTTCTTGCCAATACATCACCAATTGCACCATATAATGGATTAACAGTTTCTTTAGTTTTCGCACCATGTTCAACTCTTAGTAATTCTAAAAAGTCTATATCGGACCTTGCTTCTAAGGGGTCTGTAATAACCTTATTATAAACTGGACTTCCTGTAGCAGGAGTAGTAGGTAAGCCTGCTGAAAAATAAGTAAATGTAGTTCCACTTGTTACATTAGCAATAGGAAATTTTCCATTATATTCTGATTCAGTTGCGCCAGATATAATTACAAAATCACCATTTGCTAAATTATGGTCAGTTGAAGTAGTAATTGTAACAGTATTAACGGCTGAAGTAAAAGTCATTCCAGAAGATATAATTGAAACTCCAGATTGAAAAATATTTTTTCTAGTTAATACTAAATCAATTTTATAACGATTTGCACCAGGAGCAGTATAATTTGGAGAACCAATTGCATTATCCAATAATGTAGTATCATCTACACTTGTTACAGCCGTTTCAGTTATAGATAATCCTATACGATAAGTTGGAGTAGAAGATAGTGTATCAAGAATTAATGTTTGTGGTGAAACGTGAACAAAATATCCTCCAATATAAAAAATACCTTCATCAATACTAACAACCGAACCATCATTTGAAGCAATTGAAGTGACTAATGAGGTAACATCTGTCAACCCTTCGGTTTCCCCAGCAATATTTGCAAAATATGTTGTTCCAGCATCAACCGTTCTTATAACCTCATCATCAACAAATATTTTTTCATCGAGATAATTAATCATTAAAATATTTAAAGACGTTTGTGTAAATTTTTGCGTCTTAACAATTGTTGCTCGTGCTCCTGAAGTATCGCCTTGTATAATTCTATCTTCAAAATTTGAAACAACAATTTCAGTTCCTGCATAATTAGTTGTTAATTGTAGCGAATTAATATCTGTATTAAGGCTAATTTCTCCACCAGAAACACGGTCACCATCTGAAAAATTATAATCTCCTAATTTTTCAATTTGATTTTGTAAAATTGTCTGCATTTGAGACAATTCTCGTGCTTGTACAGAAAATGCAGGTCTATACAATATTTTAAAGAATTTTTTTGATTCACTAAAATCATCATAATATGGGGAAACGTTAAAATCTGTTGTTAATTTAGGCATTATTATCCTTAAAACTCCAGTACTATTTTAAAATCTTCTATTTGATTAGAGGCTCTAGTTACACTTGTTCGATTTTCAATATAAAGAATATCTCCACTATAAGGCTTCATATCTGGTTTTACAACACCATTATCAATAATTGTTGCTGCTGCTCCAGACGTTGCCCCTGTAATTGCAGAAACCATTGTATTAGATACAAAAGTTCCTTGCAATCTATTTATTCTTATTTTATTATTATTTAGAAAATCCACTAATACTCCATTAGCAGTACTCGTAGATAAAGTATCTCCTTGATAGACCTTTTCATCTGAAATAAAAGTTCCAGATACAGAAGATATTGTTATTTTCGTAGATTGGTCTGCAAGGTCTGATGTAAAAAACGCATTCGCATTTGCAGTTTGTAATGGGTCCCTCAATAAACCTACTTGTCTAAATTCATTTTCCGTAGTAAAATATCCCGATTCATTTCCTGTTATTCTAGAATCAATCATTGTTCTATTGCCACCAAGTTCTTCAATAGCATTAAAACCATGTCCTCCAACCGGACTAATTATAACTTCAGATGTTGCTCCAGAACCATGAGAAGAATTCGCAGAAATTGTAGCAGAAGCAGTTGTATAATTTATACCTCTATTATTTACAATAATTTCTTTTATTCCAAACGTAGAATTGCCAACTGCTCTAGCAGTAGCATCTGTTCCATCTCCAGATACAGTAACAGTCGGCCCTATCATATAACCAGATGAGGTATTTGGACTAACTGTAAATGGTGTCGAAACAGTTACCAGTCTTAATGCCGAATCATATGATGAAATAGTCGATTGTTCACCACGTCCAGCATTATTTGTAATATATAATGTGGAACCGACATAAACACTATCAGCAGTAGTATTAGCATCCGTTGCTAATTGCAATACTGTTGTACTTGTCACAGAAACAAAAATATTCTCAGTAAATTTGTATGTAGAAACAACATCTTGACTAATTGTTCCATATGCACCAGAAGTATTTCCTACAAGCACTTCATTATTTATAAATAAATTATTAGCATCTGGAAAATATATCATTGTATTGGCAGAAGATGCAAATGTAATAACCGTTCCTTCATTACCTGATGTTTGTCCTGTAATGACCTCTCCTACAACAAAATCTCTTGATTCATTTCCTGTCAAATCTGTTGGACTTGAAGATATTTCAACCAAAAAATTTCCATTAGAAGTTCTATTCATTACATCAATGCTACCATCAACAGCCGTCTGCTCTATAATATATTGTACCGAACCATCATTTACGGCCCCAATTTTTTTAACAGGTATATACTCTGATGTTGTAAATTTCAAAACCTCTTGAGGAGAAATAGTATACATATATTTCCATTTATATCCATCAGATAATTCTATAATTCCTGAACTCGTACCAGTAGGTTTAATAGTTGATACACCATTTGCCACATTATTTTGAAGGCATTTATATATGTTCAAATTATCTGTCACAATATAAAAATTATTTGAGGTTTGTTCATTATTTGTATGTTTATATGCAGTATAAGAAGTTAGAGTTTGCCAATTAATTCTCGGAACAATGTGACTCACATCTGCTGATGAAAGTTTTTTTGCTGCAATCATAGACCGCCAATAATCAAAACTAGTATTTGACACAGAATCTGTAGGAGCAGGAGCAAGTGTTTCATCTGTCCAGGCTTCAACTTTTCCTACAAAAAGATATAAATATGTGGCGGAAGTTTCACTAAGAGATTCTATAAATTGTTCCGCATTATGAATTTTAAATTTGTTTGTAACTAAATTAGGCATATAATTATTTATGCTGAAACTATTAACTTAGGTTCAACATTAGAAAAAGTTGATGTTTCTTCAAATTGAAATTTACCAGAAGAAGTATTAGTCGAAGAATATAACACATTTAATAATCCTATACCATCTTCCAATTGAATAAATCCTGTACTCAAAGAATCAATATAACCTAAAAAGTTATTTGAACCTGAATATGCTCCTGATAATGTCATATTAGTTTCAGAAGGTTCTAAATTAAGATTCTTATACGAATGATTTTGTATTGTAACTCCTACAGTACCATCTCCCAATACAGAATCAGTCACTAGAGTAGTATTGTCAGAAATTGAAATTACTTGTGCAGTTAACGCAATATTAGAACTAAGTGAAATAATATCATTCAATAATACGTCTTCAGTAAATTTGGTATTTAACCCTATTAATGTAGTATTACCATCATTTACTCCATTGGAACTTGTCGTTCCTCTTACAGTAGATTCTAAAATCATAGAATGTAAGATATTATTATCAAATGTTACAACAGTACCATTTCCAATCGTTGTATTACAAATAATAGCCGTAGAATTTATAATACTCATTACCTGCATTTGGTCTATACCGCCTTGCAACGTAATTACATCATTTACAGACAAGTCTCCTTCAAAATCAGTATCTACACCAATAATAAGATTATTGTCAAAAGAACTGACATTTGAAGTTGCGCCAGATGTTGATCCATTTGCATTTGCAGTTTGAGAAAAACTATTGACAGTAGTATGTATTACCAAAGTTTTAACATTAGAAGGATTTGTATAATATTCACTCACAGTTCCAGTTGCAGAATTGTTTTGGACTTCCATAAATAAGGTATCTGATACTGTATTATTTGAATTTTCCAATAACATTAGTCCATCAGATTCAGCAATTACAGGGTCCAACGTAGATTCCAATAACATTAAAGTTGAATCTTCATTTGTTAAAATCCCATCACTAAAACGTGGATTATCATATACTATTGTACCAGTCGCAGGAGTTGTAGTTGAATCGTCACACGAAAATGTAAATGTAGTATGACTTGTAACTGTTATAATTTTTTCTCCATTATAATCTGACTGATTAGCACCACTTGTTGTAATTGTTTGACCATTAACTAAACCGTGTGGAGAAGATGTTGTAGCAGTTGCAACCAATAATGTTCTGGTAATACCTTGAATTGAAGATTTAGTTGTTTCTAAGGTCATATGATAATCTACAATTTGACCAGAAGTGATCCCATTATCACTGTTTAGAATCAATACATCTGTTTCACCTTGAAATACCGTTTCTCCCACTGTAAAATTTGCAGAAGAATTTGTCAACGTCATATATGATAACACATTAGTGGAAGAACAATTTAATGTGCCTGTCAATGTTTTTTCTAATAATAAATCTCCATACGTTATTTCAAATGCTTGTTCATCATCAATAATAATTTTAGACCCTTCAACATAATTGTCAATAAATTCTATAGAAGGAGTGGCAGTCTGTAAAAGGAAATTATCCAACGTTTCTAAAATAAGAACTCCAGTATCATCCTCTAATGCCAATTCGTCTGTGAGTCCAACATCAGCAGTTATAATATTAGAATTTCCAGTAATAGTAATTAATCCTCCAGTTCCTCCATCAGAAATTGTTTGAAGTTTGTCCATAATAATACTATGAGAAGGGGCATAATATTGTTCCATTAAAATATTATCGTCCTCCTCAAGCATAATATGGTCACCATCTTCAGAAGTTAATAAATGGTCAAATCCCATCTGCAAACTCGGAGCTACTGGTCTAAATTCGCCAAATAATTTACTGCCCGCAGGATGCAATAAATCAATGATAGTTTCTTCATAATCTTTAATTTGTTTTGCCGTCCTTAAAGAATAACTATAATCTTGATAATAATTACTATCCGAAAGTTTTTTAGATGAACTTGGTCTTCCATCTTCATTGGTATATCTACCTACACTTTTTCCAATAGCACCTATCTTAGAACTAATAGTAGCATTTCCGCCACCTTTATCCGCCAACGATAATTCAGGAGCACTCGTATAACCAACACCAAAATTAATAATTTCTATTTCTTTAATTGAACCAGCAGCCAACCCAGCAACATCAACCACTGCATTATTACCTCGTATACCTCCACCAGCAATTGCAGTTCCAGTATTTACTTTAGCCGAAGCGGAGGAATCAAATCCAGTAATTACTTCATTTGATACAAAATCAATAGTAGAAACTAAAAATCTATCATCATCCTTGTGTCCAAAAGGTAACGTAAATTTAACTGAAACATTTTCATCATAAATAATAGTTCCTTCAGCGGGACTAGTAAGAGACCCACTAACAGGATAAGTAAATGTAGTTGGGGTTACTATTGCTATAATTTTTTCTCCATTATATGCAGTTGGTGATGCTCCACTCAATATAATTTTTTGTCCATCATCAAGACCATGTTTTTTAGGAGTTGTTACAGTTGCAGTTGTAGTATCACTTATAATTTCGGTAACAGGAAATTCTAATTTTTGAAATGCTCCTGTTATAGTAGTACCAATGGCAGTATATTCAATTGTAGTATCAGTATTAGTTGATTCAGTTGTACTAACTGCATTAATACCTCGTCTAAAAACAAATTTATTAGTGTCTTCTTGTGTACCTGTAAATGTAGGTGCTTCTAATTGAATGTCATATACTGTTGGTATTGCAGAGAAGAAAGGTTCGGCGGGCTCCGACTCCTTATTAATATAATTTGAAGTATAACTAGTTAAATCATTTCTACCGGAACCAAAAGTTCCTTGATATTCGATAGGTCTTGCTCTAAATCTTTGAGGGTCCGTAATTGTAGACGTATCACTTACTAACCCTAAAAATGTCCCTACTTTATTTCCACTATTAGAAGTGATTCTTTCACCAGTAGTAAATATTCCTGTAATCGCATTCGTAACCGATATATCATCAGGGTCAGGATTTAAATTAATAATTCCAACACCTACTTCATTAAATTTATTAATATTATCTTGTACAACAGAAATAATAGGAGACAATTCATATCCTGAACCTAAACCAGTTGCCTTTACATTAGATATTGTTCCTATTTGTAAAGCGGAAAAACCTAAAGCATCAATAATTCTATCTGTCCTAATAGCCTGTGGATTTCCTGATAATTCATAACCATCAGCATCATTTATAACGGTTGATGTAAAATTTCCAATTACATCATCATTAACAGAAAATGTAAATGTATGTGCAATTTCATCAATATCTCCAGATACTCCTGTTCCTCCAGTTGCAAAATTATTAACAGTTAAAGCAGTGGTATTAATAAAACCATCTCCTCCATCTAATATCGAAAATCCTGTAATGGCTCCGGTGCCTATCTGCGATACACGAGCAGCCGCACCTACACCACCACCTCCAGAAATTGTAAGGGTATCTCCAACTTTATAATTTGTTCCAGCACTATTAATAATAATATCAGCCAAAACTCCTTGTGCTAAACCAGTACCAAAATTACCATCAAACATGCTTGAATTAATTGTTTCACCTACTATAAACGTTCCATTAATATCTGTTAAAAATAATTCTACAATTACTAAAGCCCCAGAAACAAAATTTTCTACTCGGTCTACAATTGCAGTTGAGCCTGTAGTTTTTCCTGTAATTGTACGTGATTCAAATTTATCATTCGTATCATCCGTTATAATTCTTAATGCGTAATCTTGTGTATAATTCCCTGAAGACGCTTTAAATAGGTCAACTTTAGGACGATAAAGCTCCAAATCTTGAATATTAAAAAATGCTTTAAAAAATAAATTATAAGAATATTCTGAACCTTTAGACCTATATAAATCATAAACATTTTTAAAAAATAATCTTTTATCTATATTTAAAGTTTCATGTGAAGAAATTGCTAATTGTTTTTTAATCAAATTTAAGGCCACATCATCTGCTAAATCTATGTCCACTTGAGACATTAAAGACCTTGATGCAAATAATGGATTTTTATAAAAAGTCGTTATCTTAGCAACAGTCCTATTATTGCTTCCTAAAATAACTTCATCATTTATAAATTTAGTTCGTTCAAGACCAGTAACAAAAATTTTCGTATTGGAAGTTGTCAAATCTCTGTCTACAACTCCAACCGCTCCTGAGGACTGTCCTGTTATAATTTCATTTTGTTCAAATGAACTTAAAATATTCGTATTTGTAGTTTCTCGTGTACTTTCAAGAGTAAGTGTAGTTCCATCTTCTAAGGAAAAATTAGTATCATCATCTTCCAAAGTCATTCTATATTCATTTTGAACAGTATCTGAAATAGTAAGTTCGGCAAGTTCCAACCAAGAATAATATGCTTTTACAAAATTAACAAATTGTTCACCTTCTTCTCTTATAAATTCCGGAAACTGCCCTTCTATAAGAGGAACAATAGAATTTGTAATTGCATTATTTTCAGTATCTTTAAGATAATCTAGGGACATGATTTTAATACGTTGATGTTGTAGTTACTGCACTTATTGATGTTGTTTGTTGTTGTGCCATTTGACTTGTCAATCCAGAACGAACACTTCCAACATCAGTCATAGTTAAATTTATATTACTGCTGGAAATTAAAACTAATTGTTCACGTAATGGTGTCACATCAGTTAAAGTGGGTTTTACAATTATATCTAATGCAGAACCATTAAATGTTGATGGATTGAAAGAATTTAATACTATCTTACCTGTGGTATAATCAATAGTTCCTTGAGTAGCATTGATAATAGTTTTTTCACCGTTTACCATCCTGTAAACTCTAATTATACCATCTAAATCATCCAATTTGCAAGTTTGTCTTAAAATATCTTGACCGTCCAAAATACTAAATTCACTAGAAGTTAATGCGCCTGCATGTCCAGTATGTGGATGAAATACAGAATTGCTAAATTTTATTGTATAATTTAACTTTATATTGAGAGTAGGAATAAACGTTTTTTTAAGGTTTAAAGTTAATGTATTACCAACAATAGAAGTATCAGTATCATCAATTATTCTACTCAATTTTGAATGTCTCATTTCCTTAGAAAATTCTTGTAATTCATTTATAGAAAATGTAGTTATTGAATTTAAAACACTTTGTTTAAGTGTGGCTTCCGTCTTACTCGTCAACCTTGAATCATAATTTACAGTAGAAATCAACATAGGATAAATGTAATCTATATCTACAAATTCTGTCGTAATCGACCCTACATTATATTTCTTTAAAATATCATTTTGTATTGAATTTTTAATAGAAGATGTAACGGCCAAGCCTGATTTTGGTTTTACCCCAATAAACACTTTTCCATACTGTGGAGGGTCAGCATATTCACCTCCATAAACAATAACCGATTCTGCTTGCGGATAATCTCGTGTAATAATTCTCTTATAATCAGTTGCCGTAACTGCTCTATTTTGAACTTCCAAATGCCTAGGAGCATTAAATCTTATACTATCATTAGTTTCTACATCTCCTCCACCAACTGACGCACTTAACGTTGTCACTGATGCGGTACTGTATCCTCCTACAGTAGAAACCGAAGTAAAAGTTCTTGCTCTATTTCCAAGAGTTCCTGATGTAATATTATAACTCAAAATTACAATATTACCAGTCTTCTCCTTTCTACCCAATACTCCATCTCCAAATTTAACTTGATAAGTATCATCAGCATCAGGTTCAATAAAATAAACATTAGACGTAGAATTGATGCTTAATAAATCTGTAGCTAATGTATATTTTGTTTGCGTATTATTTTCTACAGAGTCTTGTAATACCACTGAAATAGTATCCGTATCAACACCTCGATTCGGTATTTTATATTTAATAGAACCATCAACAGTGTTTGCAGTATATCTAAATGAAAGAGGTTCACCTTGTATTAATTTTACATTTTCCACCAATACTGCTGAATTATCATTATTTGCTACTGCTGAATAAGATTTATCCGTAACAAATGTAAAAGACACCCCTTCAATTGAAGTATTAAATTTTGTATTTTTTGCTATAGTAATTGATGTTGGACTATCAGTAGGAGTAACAGATATATTAACATTGGCAAAAGCAGATTTTCTAGACCTTGGCATATATCCTAACATTTTTGCCAATGACATAATAGAATTTCTATTAACAGCCGTATCTAAAAACATTTCGTTGGCAACCATGTTCATATAATAAGAATTCAAATGAGTATTATATGCCAATAAATCTAATAACACAGAAATTGCAGAACCAGTGGTGTCATAATCTTTAAATTCATCTTGTGTTCCAAGATAACTTTTAAAATTGGTTCTAAGTTGGTCAAAATCTAATTCTGATAAACGTAATTTAGAAGGTTCTGCCATTATTATCCTTTGCTTGCTTCAAGAAAAGTATGAAATGTTATCGGTTGATTTTTGCCTTTAACAGAAAAAACAATAGTTACATCATAACCTAATCCATCTCGTGTAGTCTTAACAGATATGTTTTCAATATTAGCCCGTTGTTCAAAGTTCTTTATAGTTTCAACGAGCAAATCTTTTAATCTAATTTCAGTTATAACATCTGCAGGTTCAAATAATATTTTTTTAATGCCTGAACCTACTCCAGGTCTCATTCGTCTTTCATAAAAATCAGTTAATATTAAATTTTTTATTGATTGCTTTACCGCAATATCACCTGTTTTCACAATTACATCACCAGTTGACGGATTTTTCCCAAACTTAATATCTAAGTCACGAAATTCTGTAAGCCTTGCTCGTTTTTTAAAAAAGAAACGTGCTTCATCATCAAATAAATTTGACCCTTCACCTATACTTAAATAATCTTGTTCTGTCGTAGTATTAGCCATATTATTATTTATTATAAAAGTGTACCAAGTCCTGTCGCAACCACAGTAGCAGGAGCAATAATTGGACCTGGTGCCGGAGGTGACAGTATACTAGCATTTACTCCTCCTGATGCAGTTCCTGTTACAGTTGTTGAAACCGTTGCTTGAATTAAATAATTATAAATTGCTAATGCAAGTCCATTTGCTAAAGTTGTCCGAGAAGCAGGAGAAGAATCCGTCTGAGAAGTTCTAAATGCATTCTCTATTTCAATTGCTAACGTTGCTTTATTCAATGCCATTAACTTAATCCTGCTCCTGGTGCTCCTATACCAGTTCCTGATACTACAGCACCTGCTACAGGTCCAGCTGGAGTACAAACACC